CTAACAAGCAATATAAAAAATACCTTAGTTAGTGTTAAAATTGAAGTTTTTGTTTTCATATTAATATTTGTTTTAAATTGATAATTCCGTTCTTTGTTGTCGGCACTTTTCATATTGCCATACGTTATAATTTTTTATATTAATTATATGTGTGTTCTTTATACACTTGTTATGCGTAATATCTTTTTACTACGTGCCAACAAGCCATCCATTCAAGATTTGGTTTGCCTCTATACTTTTTAGCTTTCTTTTTGTCGGTAGTCCATCTGCTATTGCTGCCTAAATAATAATGTTCTACACCTTTAAATTTTTGCGTAATAACGTAACTACGCATAACAAGGTGTAAAAATGAATTAATAATCTTCTTCATAGTATTTTAGTTTATAACCATCAGTAGTTATACCTGTGTTCCATCTTTTCTTTTGTAGTTTCTCTACCATATTTCTGTATACCACATCGTTCTCTTTTGCTATGTCAGATAAAGTATCAATATCATCTATTATCTGCCACAAATATTCTATTATTTGTTTATCCATGTGTTGTTATTTTATATTAAAGGAGCGTTAAAAACGTAAAAAAAAGGGTGCTACGCACCCATTAATTTAGTATTTATATTGTTTTTGTTTACCACACTTATTACAGATGTATATGTCTTCTATATGGGATTGTCTCCAATGGTGTTTACATCTATAAGCAAAGTACAGTATAGTGGCTATAATGATAGCTATTAAGATAAATATGAATAACAGTTTCACAATCCTTCTTTTACAAATTGTCCGTTAACCATTTTACCTTGTCTAAGCTCTATTACGTCTAATACCTCTTCTAAGCATTTAAATAGGTCGTATCCTGCAAGTTCTGCTTGTAAGATAAGAGTAACGAATTGGTCTCCTAAACCATCTTTAATTTCTTCTTCTGTATTTACGAACTTACCCTTTTTATTCTTGTACTCTACCAGACCTTGTTTCTTAGCGAATAAAGCTTCCCAAGTCTCTTGAGTTTCTTCTTTTGTTTTTTCATTCTGAGCTAAAGCATTACCCTTTTCAAGGATACGTTTGTCTAATGCCCACTTAATCGTTCTCTTAACGAGTGCTTCTTCTTTGTTCTCTTTCATTTTACTTAAACTTTAATTAATCTTTGATGTATGTGAAACTTAAATACTTAATTTTTACAACTGAATCTATAATTACTTTATCATTCTTCCCTACGCTATACTTCTCTGTAAGAACATAGAATTTGTTAGAGAGGATGTTTTCTCCTTTATTATCAAATTTAACACAAGTTTCAATGGTAAAGTCGAAAGCTTTAGGTTTTCTGACATTTCTTTTATTTTCTTTAAAGTACTTACCTGAAATCTTGCAAAAGAAAATTGGGTACTTAGTCCTCTTAACTAAGTTAATACAACTGTTATCTACCATAGTATTATTAAATAAGGATTATAAACTAAGTTTAGTAACTAAGTTACGTAACTATAAGACGAAGTTAATGTATTTTTTTTTAAAAGTAAAGCTTGTTGAGAACTTTTTTTTAACTTTATACTGTAATGGAACGATTAGGAGATGACGTTTATGAACAAACATACTTTAGTGTAGACTTCTTTAACCTGTTAGATGTACAGGATGATGAAGCTGTAAGGTTAAAACGTATGGATATAGATGTAGTTTATTACGAAATATCTGTGTATGAGCATGATGACACGTTGATATTTTACTTACATTTGTACTTTAAACCCAACCCTGTTCGGCTGTTGTCGTATAAGGAAGTATTTGGAAATATTAACTATTAAATAAAGATTGACATGGAAAATCCAAAATCATTATCAGCATCTAAGGGTAACATTTTATCAGGTGCAAAGAAAGATGGAAGTAGCATACACCCTTCAAGTGCTAAACCATCAAGTTCAGGAAACTTGTATCAGTACGTTCCAAAAAACGCTATTGATAAGCAAGATGTTAAATCTCACGGTAAATACGGTGTTTAAGTGAGACAGCTTTTTAGCATAGAAATGGATGGGGATGTGAAGTTGCAAGACGACACATTCCTACTCATACCTGAGCTTAGGACTTTATATGAAAAACACGGTTCTAAGTATATCAGGTATGTAATCCTTATGTGCGACTATAAATCTCCATACAGACAACTTATCTTAACCAACAGGGAAAAAGAAGTTTGTTTTGACGTATGGGGGGAAGAAAAAGTAAAACATTTAGACTCTGAGCTTGTAAATAAAGCAAAAGAAAAATATAAAAAGCTACAGTACGACCCAACTGTAGAACAATACTTAGTGTATACTGAAAAGATATCTGAGTACAATCAATTTTTAAGAGAGATGCCTATCGCTAAGGATAACGCAGAAATGCTTAGTAGGGTCATGAAATCTGTGAAGGATATTACAGAAGCAAGAGAAGAATTAAAAGACCTCATCTTAAAAAAAGAAGAAGAATCTAAAATGATGGGTGGTGGAGAAGCTTCATTGTTAGAAGAAATGTTAGGATAATGAAAACAACACAAAGTTTAAATAAACCTGAGATATCTAAAGACTTGATTAAGTCTAAGCCACAATATTCTACATCAAAGAAAAAGAAAAAACATCGTAAGCAAAAAACAGGTGTTACTGCACCTTACGGTACTTACGGAACAATATCTGAATACTATTAAATTAAATAAGATGAAAATAAATCAGAAAAACGAAAAAGGAGTTACCGTAGTATCTGACTATAGTGGTAATCAAGTTAAGTACGGTAAGGTAAAAGCTGAAGGTAAACCAATGTCAACTTACGATAAAGCTATGGAAGCTATGAAAGTTCCAAGCACTAAGCTTGAGAATACTGTAAAGAAATCAGCTGAACCTGTTACTAAAACAAATACAGGTGGTAAGTACGGAAGTAAAAACTCACGCAAAAGAAATTAATTATGGGATTATTTGACAAAAGAGTTATGTCTGAGGAGGATATGTCGGCTTCTCAATTTAAAAGTACTGATAAGAAGTTTTTCAAAAAAAAGAAAAAAGCTCTTAAAAGCCAAGGCATGAGTAACCGTACTGCTAAACGTATGGCAGGAGAAGACCAAGAAGATACTACAATCACTTATGGATACGGTGGTAAAATCAAATATAAAAACGGTGGTAAACTTACTTCTAAAAACAAAACTAAACATAGAGGTAAGACTACTAATGGTGGTTACGGAAACGGAATGTAGTCATGATGGGTAAAATGAAAAAACTACTGTACAAGAAAGGAGGTAGATTTAAAACTGCTGCTTGGACAAGGAAAGAAGGTAAGAACCCTAAAGGTGGTTTAAACGCTAAAGGTAGAGCATCTGCAAAAGCAGAAGGTAGTAACCTTAAATCTCCTGTAAAATCAGGTACTAATCCTCGTAGAGTTTCATTTGCTGCAAGATTTGGTGGAATGAAAGGAGCTATGAAAGACTCTAAAGGAAGACCAACTCGTAAAGCGTTAGCTCTTAGAGCGTGGGGGTTTAGAAGTCCTGAATCTGCAACAGCATTTGCTAACAGGCATAAAAAAAGTAAGTAATGGCACAAAAAAGTACAGTAAATAAAGCAGGTAATTATACTAAACCATCTATGCGTAAACTATTGTTTAATAGAGTTAAAGCAGGTACTAAGGGTGGTAAAGCAGGACAATGGTCTGCACGTAAAGCTCAATTACTTGCAAAACTATATAAAAGTAAAGGGGGAGGATATAAGTAATGGGATTAGCAGCATCACAAAAAAGTCTGAAACGATGGACTAAACAAAAATGGAGAACTCCAAGTGGTAAGCCTTCTGTACAAGGAAGTAAGGCTACAGGAGAAGTATATGCTCCTTCTGCTACCATTAAAAAACTTAAATCAACACCTGCAGGTAGAAAAAAGTTAATGTTGGCTAACGCAAAAAAGCGTAAAGCAAAAGAGCAACACGTAAAACACGGATTGCATAAAGGAAAGAAAAGATAATGTTAAAGTATAGTCCTGTTATAAGAGATGGTATTCCAAACCTAAAGAAAGGTTCTAAAGAATATTTAAACTATTGGTCAACTCAAATAGACAGGTGTAAGAATGGGTATAAACCATCAGGTGGTGTACATATCACAGGTGCATATTACTTTTACTTAAACTTTTGCAAAATTCTTGCAAGAGATGAGACTACAAATAGAAAAAAACTACAAGCTCCTTGGTACAGAGACCTTGACCATGAATACTTTGACAAGGTATATCAATGCAAAAAAGAAGGTAAAGGATTAATTGTATTAAAAGCAAGGGATAAAGGGTTCTCGTATATGAACGCTAATATGGCTTTATACGAATGGACATTCTTTGCAAATAACGAAATAGGTGTAGGAGCAGCTACTCCTTCCTATGTAAGTTCTGTAAGAACTAAAATCCTAAACAGTTGGAACAAGTTGCCACCTGAATTAAGAATTAGAAAAGATTTAAAGGATAACGATATTATAATGCAGTCAGGTTATCGTATGAAAGAAAACGGTACTTGGGTAGAAAAAGGATTGAAATCTATATTACATTACAGATGTATGGACAACCCTGATGCTTTTAGGGGGGAACGTTTAGGTATGATGATATTTGAAGAAGCAGGGGAGATGAAACAACTCATTCGTGCTTATATATCATCTGAACCGTGTTTCAAAGATGGTGCTGTACAGTTTGGTGTTCCTGTAATAGGAGGTACTTCTAACGTAATGAATAAAGCAGATGACTTCATGAAGATGTGGTATGAACATGAAACATACAATCTTGAACAATTCTTTATTCCTGCATCAAAAGCATTATATGGTTTTTGGAACGCAAAAACAGGAAAGTCAGATGAACCTGCAGCAAGGCAACACTTTGAAGAACGCAGAAAAAAATTACGCTCAGGTAAAGATAAATCTGCTTATTACCTTCACTTACAAGAATACCCATTAGAGCCTGAAGATGCTTTCATGCAATCCAATAAGTCTCCGTTTGATTTAGAGAAACTAAATGGACAGATAGGTAACATACTTTCAAGTACAAAAATACAAGGTATGGTACAAAGAGGTAGGCTTGTTTGGAAAAATAGAAGTAAATTTGAAGTTGAATTTCATCTTGACCATGATGGAGATGTACTAATTTTAGAACACCCAAGAAAGGACATTTTGAATTTAGATATAGGTGCAGTAGATAGTTATTATCAAACAGAAGCACCAAGCTCTGACTCTAAAGGTTGTGCTATAATCTTTCGTAGATGGCATGATAAGATAGAAACAGAGACAAACTTACCAATAGCTATGTACGTAGATAGACCGTACACAAAAGATATTTGGTATGAAAATAATTTAAAACTCGCTGCGTATTACAATGCAAAGCTATTAGTCGAATACACAGATGAAATGTTTTTTGATTATTTTGTAAAACAGAAAGCTACTAAATTTCTAAAAGAAAGACCACTTTCTGCAGATGCTCCTTGGGGTAGAGTAGCTAATAAGTTTGGTGTACACATGAAGTCTTATCAGAAGAATCTTTTGATAGAGTACATTGATGAGTATATCAAAAAAAATGTAGAAGGTATTTACTTCCTTGAGCTGTTAAAAGATTTAGCAGACTTTGGAATAAGAAATACCGATTTAGCAATGGCATTTGGTATTGTGTTAATACATGATTCCGATAATGCTAATTTAAGAATTATGAACGCAGATGAAAAAACTGAAAAAGACAATTACTTCTTACCCACTTACGAAATGGGTTCAGATGGTATCATGCGTGTAAATAATAATAAGAATAAGAGTCATACTTCAAAGAAGTACGACCCATTAGGTTTAGGAATTAATAAAGGATTATTAGGTAATTTATAATGGCAAAGTCAGAAGGTATATTTCCAAAGCAGAACATTCCTGATTCATTGAAGACAAAGGAATGGTGTAAAGACAACATCTTAGCTATGTTGGCTTATCAGAACTACACAACTAAGTTTAATCGTGAAAGAAAAAAAGATTATGAAAACTATTTACTCTACAATGGAGTATTTGACACTAAACAGTTTGAATATGTCACTAATACTTATGGCATATCCTCTCCTGCAAGGTTGGTCAACCATCCAATTATTGCTCCTAAAGTTGATTTATTGGTTGGAGAATTTATGTCTCAACCTATGGACTTTATGGTCGAAGCAGTTAACGAACAAGCTATCAACAAAAAATTGGATAGAAAGGTATCGTTGGTTGCCGAGAAAGTATTAAGGGGTTTACGTAAGGAGTTATCAGAAGAACTTGGTGTTCAATTTGAGGATGAAGATATGGGTGTTGAGATACCTGACGATATTGATAAGTTCCTAAAACTAAATGGTCGTATGCAAGTAGAACAACTTGTATTTGTTGGTCTTAAACACCTAACAGAAAAATACAGATTACAACACTTATTCAAGCAAGGTTTGTATGACTTATGTATTACTTCTAAAGAATTTTACCATTGCTCAATTAAAAATGGAGACCCACACGCACGTAGAGTTGACCCTCGTTCATTGATATGGGATATTAATTCCGATACAGAAAGCTTACAAGACGCTTCATGGGTAGCAGAAGAAAGATTCTTATCAATAAACGAAATCCTTGATGAGTATGGAGATATGCTTACGCAAGAGCAAGTAATCAAGATAGAGGAGATGAGGTATCAAGGACAAGATACTTTACAAAGATATAACAAGCCTAATCAATGGTATTACAAAGATGACAACTTAACACCATTAAGAATTAGATGTGTCGTAGGTGTATGGAAATCTATTAAGACATTAAACGTTAAAGTAAGTCCTAATAAATTTGACCCAAACCTTCCTTTTAAAAAGATTCTACCTGAGAATTACAAACCTAAGAAAGGAGAAAGAATAGATAAGAAATCGTTTACGCATATATGGACAGCTACAATGATTGGTCACGACATTATTGTAGATGCAAGACCGTTACCAAATCAAATCAGAAGAGAGACTAACTATTCTGAAGCTCCATTACCATACGTAGGGGTTATTAAAAATAACATTGACAGTATTACATTATCTATTGTAGATAGCTTAAAGAATATTCAGTTGTTATATAACATAGTTATGTATCACATAGAGTTATCACTCGCAAGGAGTGGTGGTAAAGCAGTAGTGTATGATACGTCTCAAAAACCTAACGGATTAACGTTAGATGATGTATTTTTTCACGCTAAAAACTCAGGGGTTATTCCTATTAACACAAAGCAAGAAGGTAATCAAGCAGGTGGGTTTAACCAATTCCAACAGATTGACTTTACATTATCAAATTCTGTACAGCAACTAATTAATTTAAAAATTATGTTAGAATCTACAGCAGAACAATTAACAGGTATTAGTAGAGCGAGAGAAGGGTTTACTAAATCAGATGCTGTAGGTGTTAACGAAAGAAGTGTAATGCAATCATCATTAATTACTCAACCATTGATTGCTAACCATGTTAGAGTAATGGATATGGTAATGAATCAACTTGGAGATTTAATGAAAATTGCTTGGTCAGATGGAAGTAAAGTAGTTCACTTCATGGGAGAAGCAGGAGCACAGATGATGAAGATGATTGGAGATTTTAAAAACTTTGATTACTCAATATTTGTAAAAAACTCTTCTAAAGACAGAAAAGACAAAGAAAAAATAGAAGCTCTTGGTACACAAATACTATCAGGTGCAGGTGCAGAAGGATTTCTACAAATGCTTAAAGTATTAAACGCATACAATGCAAAAGACGCAGAGACAATCTTAGAGCAAGGGTTAGAAAAAATCCAAGAGTCACAAAAAGCACAGCAAGAGCAAATGGCTCAAGCACAACAATCACAAGCTGAAGCTACTCAACAACAGACTCAAGCACAAATGCAAATGAAACAAATGGAACTTCAAACTAAAGTTCAGGTTGCAGAGATTGATGCTAATGCTATCCTTGAATCTACTCGTATGAAGATTGCAGGTGGACAAGAAACTCAAGACTACAGACAGAAACATGACGCTAATATGGCTATGCTAAACTCTGAAAACGAAATGGGTAAAAAACGAATGGAACAAGAAATGCAATCTACTGAAGAGCAACAGTTAACAGAGAATAAAAAAGGAGAGAAAGAACAAAGTAATAAAAATTAATTTTATATTTGTAAAGTAAGTTAAAGTTATGAATAAAGAAAACAACACATTTGAAAGTGAAGAAACGTCAACATTGGCTCAAGAATTTGATTCTAAAGCCTTTATAGATTCAGATTTAGAACCTGAAACTGAAAGTGACGTAAACGATGTTGAAGATACAACAGTTGATACTGTTACTACAGAAATAGAAGCAGAAACAGATACAGAAACAGAAGAATCAGATGATTCAGATTGGGCAGAAATCAGTACTCCTGATGCTGACGCTACTGATACTGATACTACTGATGACGCTTTAGATACTACTGATGAGTCAGAAGAGACTGCTTCAGAAAAAGAAGGTTGGCAAGATATAGCAGAAGCTATTGGTATTAATGCTGATGATTATAACACATTCATCGAAACATTAAAAGGTCAACAAGATTTAGCTGCTAAAGGAGCAACTAATGAAAAGGTTTTAGGTTTAAATAAACTTGTATCATTGGATGATGAAACTTTAATGAGAGAAGAACTAAACGCAAGAGGTTTTTCTTCTCATGAAGTGGAAGATGAAATTGATATAATGATTGAGAATAATACGATTCGTAGTGAAGCACGAAGAGTGAGAAAAGATTTGGAAGGTGTTATTTCTAATGAAAAAGAGCGTATAGCGACACAATCGACAGAAATTGATGCAACGCAACAAGAGGAGATTGAAGCTGCTGCTGCCGAACTTAGAGATTATATGTCAAAGACTACTGAAATGTTTGGAGGTAGAATTAACACAAAACAAAAAGAACAACACTCAACGTACATTGCATCAGGAACATTCTTTGATGAGATTAGTCAATCTGCTGAAACAATGGCACAAGCTGCTTGGTTATGGAAATATAAAGACCATATCATTAACGGACAAAAAAGTGCAGGAGTTGAAAAAGGAAAGGCTTCAATCTTAGATAAGATGCAAAACCCTGAGCCTACGAGGAGAACTTCTATTCCTGACCCTCAAACAGGAGATTTTAATCCTAACAGGTTCATGGATTCAGAACAAATGTAAAATATTAAAAATTAAAAAAAAAGAAAATGAGATTTCACACAGGTTCATACGGAAAGGATACTATCGAAAACAATGCGTTAGTAACTAACTTATTAAAGTATCCTGAAATTAGTAAAGCACTAATCAGACAATTCCCTCAATATTCTTTAACTTACTTCTTAGAAGGAACAGGTCGTTTTGCTAAAGAAGAGTTAATTGGAGATTCAGCATTTAAGTGGGCAATCTTAGGGAGATTGAATAGACCATCAACTGCATCTGCTAACAACGGTACGTCTCCAACTATTGTTGGTGCTGCACACGCTGCTTTTGGAGTTGAGTTCATTGAGAACTACTTAAATAAAAACGATGTTATTCGTTTTAAAGATGGTTCATCTGCAATCGTTTTAGATAACGGTACAGCTACTGCAGGTGGTACTACTTACCAAATGAAGTTACAAACAAATGACGCTGCTGCTACTATTGATTTAGGTATCGTTGCTGCTGCAGGAGAAACTGTTAACACTCAAGGTTCGGTATTTGAAGAAGGTTCATTACAAGGGTATGAAAACCACGTATTCCCTGATTGGTATGTAAACCACTTGACTACTTCTCGTAAGGCTAAGTCAATTACAGGTACAGCTTTGACTGATGTAACATGGATTGAAAACAACGGACAAAGATTATGGTACTTCACAGACCAAAACTTGGTTATGGAAGAATACTTATATCAATTAGAATTGTCTCGTTGGTATGGTAAGTCAACAATGAATGCCAACAGCGTTGCTCAAGTAACAGATGCTTCAGGTAATCCATTAATAGCAGGAGATGGATTGTTAGCACAAATCTCTTCAGCCAACTCTGATACTTACTCAGGTACATTAACTGAAGATATCATCGTTGATTTCATTGCTAACTTGAGCTTAAACTCAGGTAAGAAAAACAATCAATGGATGGTGTTTACAGGTACTGCAGGTAAAGTAGCGTTCCACAAAGCGATGAGAGATTTAATCTTCCAAGGTTCTTCTTTAATCTATGATATGGATTCAGCAAGAAACTTAGAGTTAGGTGTTCACTACACTACTTACAACGCTTTAGGACACAGAATTACTTTAGTACATTGTCCAATCTTTGATGACCCGAATTTACATACTGACTTAGACCCTGTTACAGGTTATCCTAAAGAGTCTTACAGAATGGTATTCATGGATATGGGAGTAACTAACGGTATCTCTAACGTAGAAGTTAAGGTTAAAGGTGCAGGTGGAGTTGACAGAGGTATGGTTGTAAAATACATCCCTGGAATGGTTAACCCATTTGACCAAAAATCAATGGTAGCTTCTAACGCTAAAGATGGATTCACTTGTGAGGTATTATCTGAAAGTGGATTGGTTGTTAGAAACCCATTATCATGTGGACAATTAAGAAAAGTGTAATTTAATAACTGTTAAAGATTAAGGTAATGGCAACAGCTAAGACACAAGTTAAAGGAGGTATTGTTGAGGTTAGAATGATTAACCCAAAAAGAACAGGTACAGTTACGTTAAGAGATTATAATGACCCAATTACAGGAGAATTCCGTGAGTTTAAAGATGCTCACGGAAACTCTCGTATTAAGAAGTACACTAAAGCTCTTACGATATTAAGGTTGAATGTTGAGAATGACCGTTTAGAATACGAGCATTTAAAAAATCATCCTCTGTACGTGAACGGTTCTGAAGCTATTTTAAAAATTGTTGACGTAACACAAGAAGCCGAAGAAAGAACTTCTAAGAGAGAATCTGCTCTCGAAGCTCTTATTGAAGCTAAAGGTTTGCGTGGAGATAAACTTTACAATTTTGCAAGAGTTCTTGGTATTCAAACATTGAACCAACTTGAGTCTATTGTAAAGGATAGAGTATATGATATTGCAGAGAGAACTCCTGAAGAGTTTTTGAAATCATTTAACGACCCTAACAGAACGTTTAAAGAAACGTTACACAAAGGTAAGGTTAAAGGTATCTTTACTGTATCAAACAACATTTGGAAGTTCAGAGACGTATTGATGGGTGCTAACATTGACGAAGCTATTTTATGGTTAAAGGAAAATGATGATTTAATGCCTTCAATTAGAAAAGAACTTTCAAGCGTTAAGAACTAATGACATTTGCAGAAGCACACGAAAAAATTGATGTAATTATTGACAAGCACGACCTACCGTGGTTCGAGCCTGAAGAGAAAGACATTTTTTTAAATTTTGCTCAACAAGAATTTGTTAACCAAAGATATTCTGAATTTGAGGTTAATGAAAAACGTAGGCAAGACATAAGAACGCTTATAACAACATTTTCAGCAGGTGCAGTATCAAGTATTACTGTGCCTTCTGATATGTTATTTGTGTTATCATTAAAAGGTACATTTAACGTTGTTGTATGTGGTCAAACTGTTGAGAGAGAAACTCACATAAGACCAATGCAACATGACGATGTAAATAAAATTATAAACGACCCTTTTAACGTGCCTACTAATGATGAGCCTGTGTACGTAACTAATGCTAACACGCTTACAATATTATCTGATAATACAGCGATATCTACAGAGTTAACGTATATTAAAGAACCGTTGGTAATAGATGCCGTAACGAATCCTACAGGTGTTTTTAGTACACCTACATATACTCATAACGAGATTGTGAATATAGCTGTAAGGAAGATATTAGGTTCTATAGAACAACAAAATTATAATTTACAAATAAACGAAATTGATAATCAAGAATAATGGAAAATTATAAAGATTTATTAAAAAGCGAATTAGTTGCTCTTTGCGAAGAAAGAGGATTAAGTTCAGAAGGTCTTAAAGCAGAGTTAATTGAAAAATTAATTGAAGACGACCAAAAGAAAAAGCCTTTGCAAGAAGTGAAAGCAAAAAAGTTAAAGAAGGTGTGGAATTCACAGCTTTTTAGATACGAATACAAATAAAATTTAATTTAATTGAAAATTGATTAAGGGAGGTGGGGGATTCTACTTCCCTTTTTTTTTATCTTTGTATTATGGCAACACTAAACGAATTAGCATATAACATTCTTAATATTGCAAGAGGTGGTTTATCTTCTGATGACGATAGATTAAATATACGTCAAATAAAGCTTTGGATAAAATATTACAGGTCATATTATGTTAAATCTGCAATGTTGAAGGAATCTCTTAGAGACCAAACTATATTAGACCCTCAACTTGTTCAGGATTTAGGCTGTCTTACTTTAGAAGAAGTAGATAAAGCTAACTGTCCTGATGGATTATGGGGTACTTATATTAAGCGTGTAGAGATACCTAAGCTTATTGATATACCTTTAGAGAAGTCTATTACTTTTGTTGGGTTGATAGATAAAATAACTCCAATAATTATGGGTAATGCAGATGTATCTTATTTTAAATCACATCAAAGATTTACAGGTAATATGCGTAGAGCTTACTTTATAGGTAAGTATTTATATGTTACTGACCCATTCAATGAAGATATTTGTAAGGTAAATGTAAGAGGTGTGTTTGATGACCCTACATCTGTTAGTACAGTAGAAGCTGATGGTACTGTAAATTGTTATGATGATAACGAAGAGTATCCAATTCCTTTATCGTTAATACCTGAGATTACTACATCTATTATGCAAAGAGAATTACAGATGACTGTACAGGCTACTAATGATGAGTTAAACGACAGTAGAGAACCAAACTCTCCTATAGATGACAGAGAACAAGTATAGTGATGGTGTGTACGACATAGTTAGGCTTTACGACCTAATTAAAGATTCTCTAAACGAGGAATTAAAAGAAAATGGATTTAGACCAATAGGACTAAGAAACTTTAAGCAAGTAGTTAAACACTACTTTAAACATATATTTAACAGAGTCGTATATAGGTACGAGACTGTAGAGTTGTATGACAGGTTTGGTACTGTTACAGGTAACAAAAAACTGTGTACAGACTTTAACCCAAGATATGTAGACGTTAACAAGACAGATGGTTACTTTTACTTTATCTTATGGTTAAGACCAAAGAAGTATAGAAAGTGGGCATTTTTTCCTGCACCAATATGGAAGAAGCGTCAGTTTCAAAATGTTAGAGATAATAAGGGAGATTACCCTGAAGTTAATGAGATGACTTATGGCTTTTACAACTAAAGAAGAAGCAAAAAAAAAGACTTGATATAT